TACCACTGTGAGCATTTGCTAACCCACCACCAGTCCCGGCAAATCCATCAACCGTTAGTGATGATGCTCCTGCGTTACCATTTAAAGTACCCGCTTCGGATTGTGTAATTGTTCTTGTTGTACTGGCTACCGCAATCTCATCATTATCCAGCCATCCGGTGTCCGTGTCTACACCCAGAGAGGTACTGTTGGCAGCTTCATCAGTATTCAACAAACATCTCGTGATGAGTTTAGAAACCGTCCTCGAAAGCCCCTGGGTTACTAATGTCCCAAGATTTCTCACAATCAATCCAAAATCCACATTAGATGCACAATCAAATTGTAATTTCATTGAAGAATCTCTCGGACAAGGGGTTCCCGTTGTTCCCATATTCATGGTACCGCCCGAATAAATAATCAGATTACCTGAAACTTTGAGAAAATAATTAGTTGCTGCCGTCGTCCCCCATGTCAGAATTCCTTTAGTACAAACAGCCAGAGCAGGGGTAACCAAAGATGTACTCGCCGCCCCATAATCCGTCGAAGCCGTTTCATTCATCGTCACCGTAAAAGTATTCGATGTTCCCGCTCCCGTATGTTCTCCGGCCACTATCAGATCATCACCTGCAGCCGGTGCTCCGGTAGTGGTGGTGATTAATGCCCTGGCAATATTATCTGCCGTTCCATCTCTAAAGAGCGATACCTGTGATGAAGAAGAAGTATAAGCTTCCAGTTTATAATCCGTAGCCGCACTCAGTGTCACCGGACTGCTCAGTTTAAAAAATATCCAGCCACCATCCAGATCGGCCGTAGCCGCCACAGGCAAATCCGCACAATTTATCGTCACTGGTGTACCACTCACTTCTGAGTTGTCACTGCTCAAAACCAACCGAACAGTCATTGTTCCGGTCGTTCCGGTTCTCACAGAAAGCTTAACCCCGATATGACTTATTTGAATAGCACCCGGCGTAAAAGCCGAAGACCGGGTACCCGATCCTGCCGTGGTCAGTACCTCACTGCCATTTTCCGCATTTAGGTAAGACGTAGCATCAACAAGGCCCCATGTAGCGGCATCGGTCCAGTTTCCTGATGCAATAGATGCTCGTACACTCACTTAATTTCTTTTCCAATCAAATTTATTATCCGCTCCCTGGTCGTGTCAAAATTTGTCAGCAGCTCTTTCTCCCTTTCAATAAAAGCTTTGAAAGCTTCCTCAGTCTCAAACTGACCCGCGTGAAGGTTATATTCCTTCACAATCTCCTTTTTAGAAAGTGTCTCCTTAAACCTGACCCGGACATTCACCGAGTCATTAGCCACAGGTTGCTCAGAGGCATCCTCTAAAAATGCCTTCCACATTACCCGTTTGTATTGATAATACCTTCAGCCGCCCATACAATGCTCCATGGCCCGGCCACAGAAGTAATGGTGCTGCCAAAAGCAATATAAAAAATCAAATCATCTGCCGATGCAGCTCCACCACGTTTTTTGTAGAAAACTGCACCGTCTGCACTGATGGTCGCAGGGTCAATAGTAATGTCGTCGGCATCAAAAACACCTTCGTTGTCGGTGTTATCCGCCGCAACACTTTTCCCTGTAAGAGCAACACCGCCTGCAGTATAGCCACTGCCCGTTATTTCTCCGGTAATATCAGAGAAAAACTCGTGGTTGTCCGCATCAAAAGTATACCCAAGTGTCAGAGCCATATGAATGGTGTCCGTGTCCAGGTCTATAACATTTCCGTCAGCCAGTTTAGCAAGTGCCGCATTATACATACCGGCACCGGCCCAGTATATGATACCGTTAGTATGCCATTCTACCTCAAACGGACCACCCATAGAAACAAGGGTTGCGTTAAAATCAACATAGGCAATCAATTCATCTGCCGATGAAGCTCCACCCCGGCTCAGGTATAACACTCCCGCAGGAGCAGTAATAGTACTGCTTGCCCAAATAACATCATCAGCATCCCAAACACCTCGGTTGTTGGTATTATCCTTTGTAAGCGTTTTACCGGCCAATGCCTGTCCACCGGCACTATAACCTGTGCCACTTATTTCACTGGTAATATCCGATCGCTTCGTATGAGCATCGTAATCCGGAGTGTATCCCGCACCAACCAGCATCAGTTTCACCGTACCATCCTTCAGGTCTATAACGCCGTTTTTGTAGTCGCGGCGGAAACTGTTGTAAGAAATTACCTCTAAAGCCATGTTCTTTAATTATGAGTTATAAATTGTGAATTCAAAGGTCTGTTCATGTGTCAAAATTTTAAAGGACAACCCCCATTCGTTGGGTGAGGCACTCGAACCCCACCGAATGGTAAACCTTTCAACCTATCAACTTTCAACCTATCAACCCTCCTCAAACCAGCAACTCTATCCATTGCGGATAAACATTCGGATCCGGAGCATCAGGCCCCAGAAAAATACCCTGTTGCACCTCATATTCCCCTCCCGGGTTTACAAAAATTTCAAACGTGTCATTAAAAATTCTTACCCGGTAGCAATTCCTTTCCGCATCACTCAGCTTGCTCAGAGCCAGTGAGCAGAAATCATATTCCTCAACCCATTCAGCCTCGTCATAAGCAACATTACCGTCATTCTGAAACTCAAAATAAAGCTTCGTCCCGAAATAAGGACCATCACCCACAGGGCCTATTTTTTCCGTACCCCAGGTTTCACCAAGCACTACCTGACAACTATCCTCATAATCCAGTTTCATCCGGGCCATGATCTGCTCGCAGGTCAGTTCCGTCTCATCTATCGCCACTTCCTGGGCATCAAAGTTTTCCTTTTTAGCCAACTGAAGGATGATAACGGCACCCTGCATCATTTTCTTCACATCGTCTGCAGAATTGTCGCGGTAGTCTGCATCATAGGTCTCGCAAAGCATGATCTGCCTGGATGAATCAATCTTGCTTTTCTGGGCATTCAGGAATTCCTCTATGTATAATTTCTGAAACGGAGATCCGCTCAGTATCAACCTGAAGAAATTCCTTTTCACTTCCGCCGCATTATCCCGTATCCGGGCATTCTCCGCCGCCAGCAGTCTGAAGTAGTCATTATATGCCTTGTGTCTCATAACCTATATATCCTGTGGTTGTGTCTTTTGACCAACCACTTTCATTCTATGATAATCCTCCATCTTGCTATTCATTTCCTTCAGGAAGTATTTTATCGGAGTCGCCTCCGTTTCCGCAAACGTCCCAAACTTGTCATTGCTCATATCCAGCACCACCTTCAGCCAGTCCTGACCACCCGATCCAGATTCCTCAAACAAATCAGGAAACATCCGAGGCCACTTAGCCCTTTCACTCTCAAACCAAAGCAACGGCAGTCTTTTGTATTTAGCCTTCATCTTCCATATAGAAGGTAAACGTTTGTCAATATTGTGTTTACTAAAATCCTCACGCCGGTCGCCGTTCCATTTCGGATCCATCGGATCAAACCCCTTTTGCTCAGGCCGGTACATCACCGCCAAAAATAAATCCAGATATTCCGAGCTTCGGTCACTCAACGGTGTTGGTTGAGCGGAGTCGAAAGCCGAAGTGCCAGAAGCCTCCTTCCACTGCAGATAAAACATATCCAGCAACGCAAACTCCGCCACCGTAATCACATTGAAATTATCCACCGGACCATACAATTGGTCACTGAGCGGAGTCGAAGTGTCAATTGTTGGCACCGGATTCCTCCCGATCGCCATCGGCTCAAAAAATAAAAAGTTCGTCACATTGTGCTCATACAGCAGCTCCCAGATAATCTCCTTTTTTAAGCTGAAGAAAACCTTCCCGGAACATTTCATCAACCGCCTGAGCATCGCAATCCTGGCTTCGTCAAACAGCACCGAATCTTTTACCAGGTATCCATCCGAATCATCTTCTTCGTTCCCTGAGGCACTCGAAGGGATCGAAGTCGAAGTCCCAAAAATCTCATCAAACCGATCGTAAAAAACCTCCACATAAACACACAGATCATCCTTCGTCAACTCATCCCAGTTGCTCTTGCATTCAATCTTCCGTTTTCCTGTGTTTACTAAAATCATTATTTTATTCCTCCCGTGGTTGTGTCTTTTCGACCAACCACTATTTCATTCGCTGGTGCTAGTTTGCAACTCGTACCATCATTTCACCATCAACCAAACCGTCCCGGCTTCTACTGCAGATAGCACCACAATCGTCAATCCTCTCCGGAATAACTTTCGGTTCTTAGTCTCTATTACAGCAGCCTGTTTCGCGTTTTGTTCCGTAAGCAAATGGTTCTGCCGGTTCGTTCCCTGCAGATAAATCTTCAGCGAGTAATTATCCTCCCAAAAATATTGGATAGTACTATCCTTTTGCTTCAGCGAAACAATCAGCTCATTGGCAATCTCAATAGTCTTACTGTAAACTATCTCCAGATCTTCTACGGAGTCCCTGCAGGCCCGTAATTCGTTCCCAGGTTGACATAAGGCTGTCACGTTGCTGCTTAGGAAGAACAGGAGAATTAACAACCTGAAACATGATTTCCTCAGGGCTCTTTGTTCGTTGCTGCAATTCATATATCTCTTTTTCATGGTCTAAAACTTTTTCCTGATAAACAATCTGTTCCCGCTCACTCCTGAATACCTTGATCGTCTCCACGATCAGAATTCCACACAAAAGCACTATCACCCAACTATTTTCTTTCATTCTCTTTTTGTTTCTGCTGGCCGGTGCCGCGGTTGCTGAGCGGAGCCGAAGCAAACCCTTCAACCTATCAACCCTTCCACCCATCAACTTTCTATCACATCCCAAACGTAAAAAACTTCCTCGTCGGAACAACCTCCTCGTCCGTTGATGCACTATCCACCACCTCTGGATTCTTATATGCGTAATATTCCGGATAAAGGTCCTCCGTAGCATTGGCATCCAGGTAATTCGTCAGCCTCAGCATAAAAGCATGTGCCGATCGGGCCTCGTATGTAGCCCTGTTCAGCAATCCCGCATCCGCAGCTTTTCTTTCCCTGGCGTTTTCGTCGGTGGTTGTGTACGAATTCAAAACCACACCATCATGTCTCAGTGTCACTGGCAATGCCTTCAGTGCCCTGATAACTGTAAAATGGGCAATGGCAGGTTTTAGCCATTGCATCAAATCGGTAATCTCCTCCGTCACATTGTGGGCAGCAATCTCAGCCTTTATCCGGTCAAAAGTTTCCTTGCCGATCGCGTTGTATATTTCAAACTGTTCCACTTTTTTCATCAGTGGCACAAAAGCCTGAAACGTCAGGTAACTCTTGTTGATGAAATAATGAGCGTTGAAATCACTGGTAGTATTGATGATCAGATTCTTGTTGGCCTTGTAGTTGTCGCTCTCTGCCCACAGCGGATAATCCTCGATGTAGGTTTCCATCATCTCCATCAGGCAGTCAATGGCCGTGTAACCAAGCCTCAGAAAATACTTTTCATCCAGATCATCTATCTGCCATTGCCAGGCAGTTTTCTGAGAATCTGTGCTGTGGATATGCACCCCGATGTCGCTCATCTGCAATTGCTGCAGCGGCAAATAATTGTGCATCGTAAACATGGCCACCACATCGCGGCAATATTCAATCAACCTTTCGTGTTTCTCCAGCATGTCGCCATCCTGGTACAACTGTTCCAGATCGTCATACTGATCCTGCCCGATGTACGGAATAAGGTATTCCTTCTCCGCCCTTCTGATATCAGGGTTCAGACTTTCTATCGCCATGCTCTCATTCACCGAGACATGGTCCTTAAACTCCTCAATCGTTTTAAACAGCATTTTTAATTATTCATTTTTCATTCCTTCATTTGTACCCTGAGCGAAGCCGAAGGGTCATTTCTCCCCAAGCGTAGCATCTTCTTTTCCTTTAGGGTTCTGATCCAAAGTCCGCAACGTCACAATATCCCCGTATTGCCAGTGGATCATTTTGCCGCCATTGTGCTTTTTAGCCCAGCCATTCAGCTGAGTGATCACCCGCAAAGGCTTCAGCGAAATGTATCTGTTGGCCATTTCCAGAGCCTGCATCTTCCAAAGTTCTTCACGTACATAAGAGCCCGATCCGGTGCTTGCCCTCGATCCGGGAATACCTACCCCTACAATGTTGGGATTCACCCCAACGGCAAAGGTCACCTCGGCATTGGCAGCTGCAGCATCCGGCAACATATCTCCCCCCAGGGCTTTGTTGTCCAGCACCAGTATTTCTATCCCCGAAAGTTTTTTACCCATTTCGTCCACCGGGTAATAGGTAATAATGCTCTTGCCGTAGTTTTTCACATCGGCCAGGTAGGTTTCTATCTGCGTTTCAATCTCCAGTTTCTTTTCGGCCTGTTTTTCCGGAGTCATAGCTTCCCATGCCGCACCAAGGGTCATCTCAAAATAGTTGTACGGAATGTTCACATGAAATTTGATGATGCTCTGGTTTTTGTAGATATTCAGCCTCGCTTCAGGAACAATGGCTGCCACATCCAGCCAGCCGTTTTTTCGAACCGCATCCCAGTGCGGAATGCTGTAATTCAAACCCTCGTCGCTGGTAATAAATTGCAGCGGAATACAGAACTTTTTAGCATCCTGTTTCTCCGGGTTCCATACCTTTATTCTGGTCCAGTGTTCTTTTGCCGGTGTCGGCCACTTGGAGCTGAGGTAAATATAATCAATCAAACCATCGCTGTTCTGCTTTCCTGTGCGGCAATACACCGCTTTCTTGCGACTGTAGTGGGCTATTTCTTTACCACCCTTGTTCATGATGAATTCCGGAAAAGCGTTGGCCAGGGTATAGAGGTCACTCACTAGTTCTTTTTGCACCAGAAATGCTTCCGTTTTCTCCAAAAACTCCTCTATCTGATCTATCACCAGCCGCCGCATCACTACCTCACCGGTTTCCTTGTCAACTTCTTTGTTGTAATACAAAGGGCCGCTGCCCATATGCACATTTACCCGGGCTTCCAGAGCCGTCTTCAGCACCGATGATTTTCGAAGATCCTGCATCACCTCGGCAGGGTAATTATTGTTCGATCCCCACAAAGCCCAGGGCCGGTTATCGCGTAGTTTGTCAGGGTCGGTAACTATCGTAGGTTTAACATCCGTGTTCGGCGGTGCATCACCACTCGTTTGCACATAGTTAAACTTCACCCCTGTGCTCGATACCCGTGGTTCTAAAGCTATTTTATTTCCGTGCCTGTCCATTTTTAAACCTATCAACTTATCAACCCTTCAACCTATCAACCCAATATATTCCAAACCACCTTCTCGCCATTAAACTCCGTAATCAGCCATATGTGGATCTTCTTTATCTTCCCGCTTCCCAGCAGTTGAATGTTCCGGGTGGCATTCTCCCAGTGGTTGGCTTTCTTCCTGCGGTGGGCAATAGCCTTCGGTTTGTCCGAAGCATTCACCCGGTTGCTTCTGTTCGTCAGCATCACCGCAAAAGGATAATGTTTGATATCGCCACCCTCTCCGGTTTTCTCATTGGCCGTAACAAATTTCACATCAAACGGAACCGCATTTCCCTTTCGGTCTATCGCTTCCATTTGTTCCAATACCTGTCCCAACGCTATCATACTTCAAATTTCTATTCCCTTCACCCCTCTTAAAAGGACACAAACCCCAATCATTGAGCTTCGATCACGGAGCGGAGCCGAAGTGCCGAAATGATAAGTTTCCACAAAAAGAAAGCGACCTACCTCTAAGCCGCTTGCATTTTCTAAACATATCCTATGAAAAAAGACTCAGATCAGAGCCGTATCTTTATACCACTCACGTCATTCCGAACTCTCATTCTCCTGTGGTTGGTCACTGAGCGGCGTTCCCTGAGTGGAGTCGAAGGGAGCCGAAGTGTAACCAACCACAATATCTTCAACCGGTGGCTGAGCGGAGTCGAAGCCAACCTTCTTTATAAACAGTGCCCCTGCCTCAAAAGCAGATTTAGCCTGATCCAGCGAAATCGTCCGCAGATCAACCTCCACATGGCCCCTGCCTTCAACATAATAAGAAACCCTGGGCTTCGGCCAGCAAAGCTCAAACTTCCCTGCCACTTCTTCACTCGGCAACCAGTCGCCCATTTCCGTTTCCGGAGTCAGGTCTTTCAAATCTTTAAACTTCTTAGCCATTATACCGTTTTGTCAGTGATAACACCAGTGTAAATACTCGGGTCACCAATACAGGTGAACTCGAGGTTTATACCCTTCTTGCCACCAGATTTTTTACCGCTTTCTACTGTGGCAAATGCCTGAACAGTCGAGCAATCCGACCCGAATTGTAGCGTTGTTCCGTTGCAGTCCGTCACCAATACAATGAAGTCGTCATTTCTGATCTCTTCCAGTATCTGCAGGTTCTGTGCCGTCATACCCGGACGGAAAGCTTTCAGTGTCAGCTTCAGGTTGCGGCTGTCAGGGGTGTCACCCACAATCTCGCCCATCAGTTCCACAGAGTCTTCGCTCATTTTGGCTTTGATCCAGCCAAGGTCTCCCAGGGTTCCGGTAAAGGTGTGGTCACCACTGATCACCACCGTTCCGGCTCCTCTGGCTTTCAAACCTGTGGATGCTGTAAACCAGCTTCTGGGTGCAAACCGCACTTCGTCTTTGAAGCCGGTCTTATTTGCTGCTACCGTCTTGGGCAGTTGTACATAGTCAAATGATGCCATGGTCCGTTATTTATTTAAGTGTGATGGTGCCGGTGTAAACGCTCACGTCGCCGTAACCGGAAAACTCGTAGTTGTATCCTTTCTTGCCGCCGCTTTTCTTGCCGCTTTCGGGCGTTCCGAATCCGGTCATCTCCGCACAGTCGCTGCCCAGTTGGTAAGTCAACCCGTTGCAATCCTGCAAAAGGATGATCACATCGTCGTTGCGTATTTCTTCAGCAAGCTGAATATTTTCGGCAATCAACCCCGGACGGAAAGCCTTCAGTGTCAACTTTTGGTTGCGGCTGTCGGCAGTGTCACCGATGCTTTCTCCCACCAGTTCCACCGTATCTTCGCTCATTTTGGCTTTAATGAAACCTTTACCCGAGGTAAAAGTATGTGTCGCCGTAATGGTAACACCTGAAGCTCTCGCCTGCAAGACGTTGAACCAACTCCTCGGAGCAAACCAGATATTGTCATTAAAACCCGTTTTGTTCGGGCCTACAACCTTGGGTAACTGTACATAATCAAACGTTGCCATTTTTTATTTCAATTAATTTTCCTTTTTATCCTGTGGTTGTGTCTTCAGACCAACCACTCTAATCCTATCCCTATCGGTAGCTGAGCGAAGTCGAAGTGCCGAAGCTATACTTCCTTCAAAAACCCGCAACCACTAGCTATCAACTCTGCCAACAGGCTCTTGTCCTCATTCAGTAGCGTTTCCGTCACCAAAATAGAACCCGGCTCACTGATCAGGTTTTTCTGACCCCTCACCGCCTTTTCGGCTCTGGTCTGGCGGCGGTAGGCAAATTGCTTCACCGTCAGTTGGTAGTTCGTTTTCCCTACCTTATATATAGCGTTATTGCTCTTCGTGGCGTTTTTCAACTCCAGTTGAGCATTGGCATCTGCCAGTTCCTGAGCCAGCATTTCCTGCTCTTTCAGTTGCACCAGCAGCTCCAGTTCCCTGGTAGTTGTTTGTGCCGTGAATTCCACCTTCAGCTTTTTAGCTTTGGCTTTCAGTTCCTCACCCGGCTTGTTAGCCGTTTGAATCTCTTTCACCTGGGCTTTAGCCGCTTCCGTAGCCGCTTTCTGCTCCGCCAGTTTGATCTGAAGTTCTATTTCCCTGTCTGTGTCAGTCTCTTTCAACTTCACACCCAGTTCCAACGCCTTCGCTTTTAATTCTTCTCTGGTCATAATTTATTGTTTCTGTGGTTGATTTGTCATGCTGAGGCACGAAGCATCTCAACCACTATTTTCTTTTTTTTTATTTGCTGGTGCGAGTTTTTAACTCGTACCAAACCCATCAACTCTTTACGCCTGATCATTCACAAACACATCCCTTGGATCCTCAAACCCGATTCCCAGGTCGAAATCCGTCATGATGTTCACCATCCTTTTCGCAACCTCCACTTTGAAGTTGTTCATATTTTCAATCCTGTTCTGCAACAGAATGATGTTTCCACCCGGTCCGCTGTTGGTCGCCCAAACTCTGTCACTGCTGCCCATGCCCACCAAACCCACAATATTCCAGTTGGTGTATCTGAGGTTCATGCCGCCCGCTGCATTAGCCATTATCGGGTTGGCGATGGTACCATAAAGGTCCTCGTATCCCCTTTGGAAACGCAAAGCATTGGCATAACTCATGTGCACCACCAGTTTTTTGTTCCGGTACAGTGCCGGCACCGCCTGTGCCCAGTCTTCCATTTGCTCTACAAACACTGAGTCCGTAGCATCCAGGGCACCCGTGTTGATGGCATTCACATACCCGGCACTAAGTCCGCTTACAATCGCCAGTGCCAGTCCATCTATAGATGTTGAGATGGCTCCCGGAGTGGCACCGGCTGCAGGGGTTGCCTGCTCACCAAGCCAAAGCTCGTTCAGTTCCAGATCCTCTATAATCTGTGGCAACATCTCTTTCTCGATGTACCAGCGGATAAAAGGCCACTCACTGCGGTCAATACCCTCCCCTTCAAGGAATGTAAGATAGGTATCAAGGGTATGATCGTCCGGTTGCAGTTCCTCGTCCACTTTCATGCGGTGTTTGATGATTGTGTGCGGATTCATATCCCCCCCATCCGTAGGACTCCAGTCGCTCTTCCATGGCTGAACCTTGCGGGCCTTGCCTACCAAAGCGATGGTATGGGTCTTGTTTTTGGTGCTGATCCTTTTGCACAGGTTCATGATCTCACCTCCCTGGCGAAGTTGAGACTTCAGGCGGTCCATGTTGGCCTGCTCCTGGTAGTAGCTGCCAAACTCGGCAACTAATGCGGTGATGTCTAATGCCATTATCTTCTGTCGTTAATTAATGCGTCCGTAAACGGTGTTACCACCTTATTTTTTTTGCCACTCTCAAACTGAGTCTCAACATCCACAATCACTGTGGTTGCCTCTGCACCGTCAGATTTCAGGTCTTTTATCTCAGCCTCCATCTCACTTATTTTGGTATTCAAATCTGCTATCGCAGCATCCTTGCTCTGAATTTGTGCATTGAGCTTTTCTTCCACTATTGCCACAGCAATTTTATTTTCTGCTATCACATCTTCAGGAGTAATTATTTCGGTTTGCTTGTAAGCGGCAGCAAGCACTTTTTTTAGAGCCACAGCCTCTTCGCCGCTTGCAGCCAAAAGCTTGTCAATCGTTTCTTCAATATTCATATCCGTAATTTCAGTTGTGTTTGCAGAGTCCGACCCGGACTCCTGTGGTTGTGTCTTCTGACCAACCACTTTATTCAGCAGGTTGGTAAACTTTGTCACCCACTTAGGTTCTTTTAAACTCACTTCTACCTCCTTGGTGTGTTTGTCGGCTGAGGCTCTCGAAGCCGAAAACATCGCCATTACATCTTTATAGGTCATGGTACTGATATTCTCAGGCACCAAATCGCTCTTACCATCCAGTAGCTCATCCACTAAACCATCTGCATGGGCTTTTTGGCCGGTCATCCAGTGGTCGTTATAATCCATCAGGGTGGCTTTCACCTCTTCAAGCGTTTTGCCGATTTTTGCACTGATACTCAACCCCAGACTGTCATCCAGAGATTCAAGCATTTCGGCATAACTCCGCATATCCTTAGCATTGCCCATGGCAAAACCCCACCCGTTGTGAAACATGATAGAGCAGTTCTGATAAGCAGAAGTCTTGTCTCCGGCCTGAGAAATAACCGCCGCCATACTGAAAGCAATACCCATAATCCGGCATTCGGTTTCTACCTTGCTGCCTCTGATGGTGTTGAAAATGCCAATACCGTCAAAGATGGCACCGCCCGGAGAATTGATAGAAACAATGATCTTCTCATTACCTGCATCCTCCAACGCCTTGAAATCCCTCGCAAATTTCTTAGCCGTGATACCCTCTCCGGTCCACCAGTCTATGCCAATCTGATCGTGAATTTCAATTGTTGCAGTTTTCACAATACAAAGGTGAACCCTTGCAAAACCGCTTTAAAGGACACCGCGGTTACTGTTGTCATGCTGACGTGGTCGCTGAGCGAAGTCTAAGTGAAGGAAGCATCTCAGCAGCCAACCTGAAACTTTAAACCTGAAACCTGAAACCTGAAACCTTCCAACCCTGAGCGAAGTCAAAGGGTCAACCTGAAACTTTCACCCTCTCAAACCGCCTGCAACATTCCTCCGCCACACCACGGCTAAAGTAAACGATATTCAAATCCCTGTAAAACCAGAACCTGCCCCGTTTCTCAATAGAATAATGATGTGCCACACTCCCTGAATCAGAAGTGCATATTTTTATAACCCGGTATTTAGGCCTGTTAAATAAATGCCTGAGCTTTTTGGTTGCTGAGCGGAGCCGAAGCACCAAAAACGGAAATCGAAGTAAACCTTTCAACCCTTCAACATATAAACCCTTCAACAACATGTAACCTGAAACCTGAAACCATTACGCCACCGGAGGCCCCCCAGATGTTTCCGTAGTAGCAACCCCATACAAATAATATGGCACCGGATCCGGACTGTTATTGAAAAAAGAAAAACTATACCCGTTGAAACCCCCTGCATTGCCAGGGTTGGCTTCACCAAAAATAAACTGCAGCCCGTTCATGCTGTTTCCCAGCAAGCGGTAAATCCCATTCTGATCCTTGGCGATAGCGATAAATCTGTCCACACTCCCTGCCATGGCCATAAAGTTATCCGTCATAGTTGGTTGCAGTAGCGGCACTATGCCATTCAGTTTGTTTTCAAAGTTCAAACCAGTGTTCCCTTTCTGCGGTTTGCTCAGAAACTCCAGACTATCTTTGGTAGCATATCCCTTCCGCCAGACCTTGGTGGCCACCAGGGTAATGTTCGTCAGAATCTTCTGGCTCTGCACATATGGAATCACATCCACCTCACTCAGAGGTATAAACCAAAAACGACAAAGACCCCCTTTGTTTTTGAGGCCACTTGTCTTTATGTTGAAAAAATCTGCAATCATTCTATTTATATAAATGGTGTTCGATCCCTGAGGTTCTCGAAGGGTCGAACAAACCTTTCAACCTATCAACTAATCAACCTATCAACCCTTCAGTGACAAAGTCGCTGTTACGGTGACAAAATCGCCAAAGAATTATTTGACTTTTTTACCACTTTTCTTTCATTCCTGAAACGTAGATAAGCACGTTTCAAACTGTCGTATTTAAAGATATCCGGATCCAAATCCCGAACATCGCAATAAGCTTCAATAGCTCTTTTTAAAATACTCCTGCGCTCCTCTATAGCAGCGTTCACCGACACATCTATACTCAGAAACAATTCCTCGTTTATCTTCTTGCGAATCAGGTTATCAATATAGCTCATCGCCGTCATCGTAAAAGTATGGCCATTCCGCAGAAACAGGTCCTCAGTTAACCTTACCTCTATGGCATACGGAAAAACAACCTGAGTCTCCAGTAGCTTCTTATCGTTCTTGCGGGGAGATTGTTTTAGGTAGATCAGTATCTGGTGCATCAGCGGATCCTGCTTGGTCAGAAACACCGGATTGCCAATCACCCGCTCAATGTAGTGACCCGCCTTATGGCTTAGTTGCAACCTGGTGCGAAAACTTCCGCTACTCATTTCATAGCAAATATGCGTTTTACGATCGCATTTATCGTATTTACGTTATCCACAATGCTTCGGTCGCTGAGCGGAGCCGAAACGATTGAAGCAAACCCATCAATCAACCCATCAACCCTTATCAAGCATTAGCCACCGCAGCAATAGCCGTAGCATTAAGCGGAATCACCCAATCCTGGGTAGGACTACCCGGAGACCGCCTTACCTTTATCGTCGTGCTGCCGGCAGCAGAAAGCGTTCCCGCTGTCACATCACTCGTAAAGTTAATCGCCGATCCACCCTTGGTGGCACTCAGTTTAAACTTGCTGGCTGTAGCACTCACAACATAGTATATTTTGTTGGCAACTAAACCAGTGCCGCCGGTGATGTCTGTAAAAACAACAGCATCGTCATCTGCCAGCGTATTGGTGATCACTTTCCTGTAGGTAACAGGAGTGGTGTCGGCTCCGGTTAAATCTATGGCTGCTCCGCCCGATATCAAACTAAGTTTGAAAGTATCGGTGGTCTTCTCTACAATAAAATAAGTGCTGCCTGCTGCCAGTCCGGTTCCGGTCACAGAACCCAGATTGGTCAGGTAAACCTGATCACCATTCACCAAACCGTGGGTAACACTCGTTTGCGTGTCTGAAGCTATGGTCGAAGCACTGCAAAGCGCTTCCGCATCCAGACTCATGAGTTGATCAAGCGTGGTGCTGATGCCAAACATGGTCAGTAATTCCTCTCCGGCATCGGTTTCGGTGCCTTCTATCATGTCGGCGGTGTTCAGCCCTCTTTCTTCGTCAATGGTGGTAATGTTGATGGTCTCCACCGGAAGCCTCACAATCTTATCAACTGCGGCTGCCAGCGTGGTATCTACCAGCGTGGCACCAAATGTTTCATCTACCTGGTATTCTTTCAGACCATCGGCAGCACCCTGATACTGCAAAACAGTTTCATCCACATAGGTGGCCACCAGCCTGAAGGTAGGTTTGGTACCTGTGCTGTAGGTGATGTCTATAGCAGCACCGCCCAGAGTCAATGCCAACTGAAACGCCGATCCGGAAACCCCAACGACGTAATATTCCGTATTCACGGTGATACCTGTAACAGCACCCACATTGGTAGGTTTCACCTTATCGCCATTGGCCAGACCATGACTGGCCTTGGTAAAAGTGTTGGCACTGCCATCAGTGCCTGTACACAAAAATCCCGAAGTAGTACCCGGGCTGTTGTGCAATTGTGGTTTCACCTCACTGATCCTTTGAACGGTCAGCAAACACACTTCGCTGGCAACGGCCTTCGTGCCTCTGCGTTTCAATACTGTTTTAAAAAGTCTTTTAGCCATGTCTGTACTGGTTAATGATTAAGTGTTAATAATCAATGCTTAATTAGTAGTACAAACTTCCCTCTTATATATAGGTACCAAAAGGACACAAAAAAAGCCCTCTCATCAAGGGCTTTCAAAAATCGTGGTTTGATGCATCGGCATCAACTCAACAATCGTGTCCGCTTCAACTGTTCCGTTTTGTTAGTCGTTAAAACCGATCGGTAACTCCCCTCAGGAGGACTATAAAACTCCCAGTTACCCTTCACCGTTTTGCTGTTACATACCACCGCTGGCCGTCTCGAAGGTTCGGCATTGTAGCTGATGGGGATAAACAGTTTTACAGGTAAAAGAGCATCTGCAACCTGAATTTTAACAATGAAGGTTGGTGCGGAAATGACAGTTACCTGGTGGTTGAGCGTTCCGGTCACTGAGCGAAGTCGAAGTGCCGGCAGATCAACAATAGATTTAGCCTCCACCTTCCCTGGTGGAGCAGCCCCGGCCACAAACGACATCGCGAATACAGCCAGCATACATAAAATGAAATTTTTCATATGTGTGTTAATTAGTAAGCAAATATCACCCGCCCCCGTTGCTCAAAAAAAGGACATCAAACCCTTTCCTCCGGCTCTACCCATTTCAACCCCAACCTTTCAAAAAGCTCCGCTTCTTCCCGCACGTAAATCCTGACACCTTTATGGTTCAGGTAACCGTCTATGCTGTGGTATCCCATCCGCACCCAGCGTTTAGCAAGCACATTATGGCTAAAATCTGCACTACCCGTTCTGATAGCATATATTAGACCCCAGTTATCACGCTCCGCAAAAAACACATCCAGTTTGATACCATCAGGCAACATCCGCTGCGTGTATTTGCAAGGCAGTTCACCCTTCACCTTTTGCCATTGGTTGATAATACTGGCCACACCGCTTTCAAACAAACCAGTGTTATACGGCAAGGGAATGGCCACTATCTCTATATCATTCACCTCCGGTTTCTTCCGCCTGATGCTCCCCGCAATCTCTATCCTATGGCAAAAAGGAGCCAATTGTTCCTTCACTGCCTCAGCTATTTTTAATGCCCGGTTATATTCCATGTTGGGTAACATCAAAACTCCACAAACCCAGCTTCCCCTTCGCCGGTATAGGCGTTTCAAAGGCTTTTGCATTTGCCAGCAGCCAGCCGTATCTATCCTCCCGGTAATCACCAAAAGCATATTCCTTCTCCGTCAAAACCCAGCGGGCAGAGTCAATGATAGCATCAGCCCCAACCTTGTCAGTTGTCATGCATATCGTTTCAATCAAATCCACCTTACCAACAATAACCCCATACGGCAGCTTGTCGTAGTTTTCCATAAACCCGGGTATAGCCTGCAGTTGATACAGCAGATCATACAAACCCTCAAAAACCTTCACCTTTTTCAGGCTGGCATGTATCAGCAGCGGCCCCCGGTACTTCGTGTTCCAGCTTCGGGTTTCTATCCGCTTTTGGCCCATCACCACCAGGCTCGCCCATGGTTGCATTATTGAGAGTACTTTCATGGTTTTATTGTGTAAAGTTTAACTGAAGGAGCGTTGTATCTTATATTTTTAAGATCAATTTCTTTGATTGGCTTTTTTAGCCTAAAAATAAATTTCCACGGACTTCCCTGAAAAGGAAATTCTTTATTAATGCAAACAGGATCATAACCCCAACTTACACAGTAAGAGAGAAACTCTTTGAGGTCATTTTCTGAGAAAATTATTTTGTTCATTTCTTAATTCTTTCATTACTTAGTATAAACATCCCTTCCCTCACAAACACATGCTCCCCGCTTTCAACCTTAGCCGCAAACTCCACCACAGGCATCACCTTCGTTTGGCACCCAACCCGTTCCGGCCTTTCAACCACAAACAGCACCAACCCGCCGTTCTCAGCCAAAACAGTCAACTCATTTCCCCGGGCAGTTTTATATCGGTGGTTCCAGTAGGTCACGCATCTTGAGCTGAAGAATTAGCATGGTCAATTTTTGTTTCCAACTCCTTAAGCTGCTCAAAGAGTTTCGTTCCTTTTAAGATTTTATATTTCATAACATTTAAACTTTTCAACCTATAAACCTATCAACCTTTTCAAAAAACCTCCTCCACCTTCTCAACCCCCCCCGCCTCCTCAAACCGGCTATACTGTCCCCAGAATTTCTCCATAATCGTGCAATCCATAGGCCCGAAACGGTTCTTCGCAATAATCAGTTCACTGATCATCTTGTAATATTCCTCCTCAAAACCATCCTCCTTGTAATCCGGATCCGTATCGTGCTCGTAGTAATAGCCCGGGCGGTAGATACACCCCACAAAATCTGCATCCTGCTCCAGGTTCCCGCTTTCACGCATGTCGCTCATCACCGGCCGTTTGTTGGCACGTTTCTCAACCTCTCGACCTACCTGCACCAGCGGAATAATGGGCACATCCAACTCCTTGGCCAGAGCCTTCAGAGCCATGCTTATTTCGCCCAGTTGCACATCGCGGGTTTTTCCCTTTCCGTCAAGGCTGCGTATCAACTGCAGATAATCAATCCCGATCATATCCAGCCCGAACCTTACCTTTCGCATCCTGGCAATAGTGCTGATGTCGTTTATCGTCAGGTAGCCTTTGTCCACTACCGTAATACCCATTTCGCTCAGGCGGCCCACCGCCATATTTATTTTATTCCAGTCAATAGAGTCCAGGTTTGCCGTCAGAAATTTGGCATTGTCAATACTGCCATCCTCGCTGATCATCCGCATAGCCAACTGAGATGCCGTCATTTCTATCGAAAACATCAGCACCTTTTTACCCGCCATGGCTGCCACCTTCATAAAATTGAGAAACCTTGCCGTCTTACCCATCCCTGTTCTGGCAGCAAGAATGTAGAGATTCCCGTTTTGCCAGCCACCCATCAGGCGGTCCATGGTAGCACTGCCGGTTGTTATTCCGGCCACTGTAACATCGGCTTTGCCCCGTTCTTCCAGTTCTTTCACTGTCCGGTCCAGAATCTCGCCCCATTCCACCAAACCTTTCTGACCCATGATGACAGAATGCAACTCATAGTGCTGCACAAAACTCCGGTCCAGCAGTTCCAGAGCATCCGCACTCTCGTCAAAAGCATCCCTTATCATGTCGCCACTCATTCTTATCAGCTCGCGTTGCACATATTTCTGAATCACAATCATCGAGTGAAACTCAATATTGGCTGCACTCGAAACCCTGTTCGTTAGTTTGGTGATGTAATAGGCCCCGCCAACAGCATCCAGCTTTTGCTGTTTCTTCAGTTCCTGCGTCACCGTCAGAATATCCAGCGGCATTTGTTGCAGATAAAGGTGCATCACCGCCTCCCAGATATCCCTGTGGGCATCCAGGTAAAACATATCGGCCTGCAGGCGGTTAGCCACCTTGTAGATCGCATGTTTCTCCAGCAGCACAGCACCCAGAACAGCCTCCTCCAGATCAATCGCCTGCGGCGGAAGTTTACCCTGATGACTGAGGCTCTCGAAGTCATCATGACCACGCCTCGCGTCACCCTGAACTTGTTTCAGGGTCTGCCTATTGCTTTTTCCGTTCATCCTTCAGTTTTGTTCTTTTGGCATCAATCACCAGATTGTCATCATCATCCCAGGAGAAACACTCCGGGCAATAATGCTTGTCACCATCCTTTTCCCAGTCGCTTTCAGTAGCCGATTCTTCAGCATAACCACGGTCGCTCCAACAAGAGTATTCCGCATCTTCATTAGCATCAGCTCCACAATTATCACACACCACAGTGTACATAATCAGTTCCTTTATCATCGCTTTATTTATTATCAAACCTCACCGCCAGACTATCAACATTGTTTCTGAACGTCACATACTTTCTCCCGCATTTGCAGCTTCTTTTCTGCCCTATCAGGTTATCATCATCATCAACAGCATCCACTTCCTGTTCAATATAAAAAGTGGTACCGCAGAGGCAGGTAAAATTCACCGAAGCCATCACCTCATAAGAAACCTCAAGTTCCACCCCGTCACCATTCAGTTCATCAGATAGGCCCTGATATAACTTTAAAGCATCAATCTGGTCTTTGTTTCCAACCTCCAGCCGCACCTTTTTACCAGTTACGTCATACAGACCATCATCTTTCAAAACCAACCTGTTTCCCATTTTCTTTTAACCTGAAACCTAAAACCTGAAACCTTTTCATCCTGTTACCCTTTTAATCCTTTTACCCGGCTCGGTCGGTGAGGTTCTCGAACCGCCGCCCGGACCAACTTTCCCTTCCCGTTTATCCTTCAGCATGGCGTAGTATTCTTCCATGATCTTCACACTCGGCTCTATGTGTTTGGTGAAGAATTCTCTAAACTCTTCGTTAAACCAAAAGATTTCCTTCATGTCCAGGTATTT